GGAGAATTGGTTGGAAGCCATTGTTTGAGATGAACGAGCGTGAGTTAGCTGATGTTCGCGCTCGCGTGGCTGCTGTTGATGCTCGCTACATTCAAGTGGGAGTGCTTACGCCGCAAGAGGTTACAGACAGTCGTTTTGGTAAATCTGAATACAGTATTGAAACAACAATCGACGCATCCATCCGTCGCGAACTGCCCGAAAAGGCTGAAAAGGGGGATGTTCCTGCTGGTGGCCGCGATCCTCTTGATCAGTCCAATGGAACGCTACCCATTGATGGCACGAGGGGCGCAGCAGATAGCAAGGAGGTGGAGGATGCAGCGGGGCTCTTCTTACCCAAGGATCTTGAGCACGCTCGTGAAGATGTGAAGTTCACGGACAAGAGCTTGCATGGTTCTGCTGTGTCAGCAGCAAAAAGCAAATTCAAGGTTTGGCCAAGCGCCTATGCCAGTGCTTATGTCGTCAAGCACTACAAGGCGGCATACAAGCGCAAGCATGGCAGTTTGTCAGGGGCGTTCAAGAGCGACTCTGGCGAGGTGCATGCTGACGACCTTGACAAGTGGTTCAAGGAAGAGTGGGTGAGGATTGGGGCCAATGGTGAAATCCTTGGCCCCTGTGGCGACCGAGGTGAGAAAGAAGGCAAGCCCAAATGTCTTCCAAAGGCCAAGGCTCAAGGTATGTCAACCGAAGGCAGGAAACGAGTTGTTGCTCGCAAGCGCCGCAAAGATCCCGACGCTGATCGCAAGGGCAAGGCCAAGATGGTCAGCAGCAAGACTGACGCCAAGAATCCTGCAGCTCATGCCTATAAAACCAAAGAAGAGGCTGAGGTAGAAGCGAAGAGACTTGGTTGCAATGGTCATCATTTCCACGAGACAGACGACGGTCCCGTGTACATGCCATGCTCGACTCATGAAGTATTTGAAGAGGTTCACAAAAAAGCGCTTCAGAAAAAAGAGAAAGAGGACGCAATTGACCCAATCAAGGCCGAAGGGTTGATTTTGGCGGACATCGACGAGGCGTCATTCGTGAACGAAGCTGACATTGAGGCAGCGTTAAACGAATGGAAAGAAGAAGCACCTGATCGCTTCAAAGACATTTTGGAGTCTGACGATGTTGAGCCCACTAAGTGATCCTTTGCCGCGCATGGACGCGGAGTGGAGTTACGACCCTGTGTTGGGGCGCTTTAGGCGCCCCTCTGGGCGGTTTATGAGCGAAGAGGCTGTCTCTTCATTAGTGGACGGCAGAGTAAACAAACTAGGAAAAGATTTAAAACGGTTCACTCGAATGTTGGTTGATGGAAACATCACGATCGATCAGTGGCAGCTAAGTGTCAGAGATGCAATTAAGGGGGCTCATATTCAATCTGTAGTGCTTGGATATGGCGGGCGTAAAGGTATGGGTGCGGCTGAATACGGTCGCATTGGTCAAAGACTTCGTGCTGAATATCGCTATCTACAGAGTTTTGCTAGCGACATCCTGGCGGGCCGTGTTTCAGGCCCGATGGCTCTAGCTCGCGTTCAGTTGTATGCAGAATCCATTCGCGGCAGCTACTGGGAAGGCAATACACTGCGTAAGGCAAAGCAGGGCTACACCTTGATGGTGAGACGACTTGACCCCCAGGCGGCGCATTGTGACGACTGTTTGCGTTATGCCGCACAAGGCGTGGTTGCTATTGGTGGATTGCCATTGCCTGGGCAGCGTTGCGAATGTCGCAGCAACTGTCGATGCTCGGTTGAATACAAAAGAGGAACTGGATTGAACGTTCCTGTTTGAGATGAGCCTTAAGATGGCGCAGATCATCAAAAATGAATGGCAAAAATTCTCTACTGTGGCGATTGTGCAATTCAAACGGGTTTTGGTCGTGTTGCTGAAAATGTGCTGAAGGCTTTGGCCACAGAGCATGAAGTAGTTGCGTTGGCGGTAAATTATTGGGGCGATCCTCATGATTTGCCTTACAGGCTTTATCCAGCACAGAACGGCGGGAGTGATCCGTTTGGAACGCATCGAATTAAAGAGGTGATCTCCCAAGAGAAGCCTGACGTTGTTTTTGTCATTAACGACATCTGGGTGGCAAATAGATTGTGGGAAGCAGCAAAGCCTTTAAAAGATGAGTTGGGTTTTAAGTGGTATGTCTATTTCCCAGTGGACAGTTACGGGTTTTTTCCTGAAGTCTTTTTACCGGCTCAAGAATGGGATGGTATGGGGACATACACGAAGTTTGGCCAAGAAGAGGTGGTGAAAGCTGGTTGCGATCTGCCATGTGATGTCATCCCTCACGGGATTGATCCTGACAATTTTTTCAAGCTTGACAAGGTCGAGAGTCGTAGTACGTTCGATTTAGCCCCCGAAGACTTCATCGTTTTCAATGGCAACAGGAATCAACCGCGCAAACGCATTGATTTGACAATCAAGGGGTTTCTTAAGTTTGCCAAGGACAAGCCTGATGCCAAGCTTTGGCTTCATATGGGCCGAAAAGACCAGGGTTGGGACATTGTGTCATTGTTCAGGCGCGTTGCTAAGGAGCTTGACATTGATCCAAAAGACCGTTTAGTGCTGACTGCTAATGAGTTTGACGTGACCAAATGCTTACCAATGAAGCAATTGAATGTTGCTTATAACTGTGCAGACGTTGGAGTGAACACTTGCCTTGGCGAAGGCTGGGGCCTGGTCAACTTCGAGCAAGCGGCAACGGGAGTTGCTCAAATTGTGCCAGACCACACATCGTTAAAAGAAATCTTTAGCAGTATTCCTCGCATTCCCATTGAGAGTTGGGAGGTTGATCGAAATTATGGATTAGACAGGGGCCAGCCCTCCCCAGAGGGGCTGGCCTCTATTCTTGATCACTATTACAACAATCGAGAAGACTTAAACAAAGTGGCTGATTGGTGCCACAATATGACACAAAACGAAGTCTATAGTTGGGACGTAATCGGCAAGGCGTTTTTGCAAGTAATCAATCGCACTCTTGCTGCTCCCGTCAAGCTGCCTCCTAAGCGCAAAATCAAGGAGGCTTGATCATGAACTTCCATTTTCGTGAAAACACTTACGACGCTTCGATTTACGATTTCGTCGTTCGCAAGAACGAATACGAACTAGGAGACTTGTCAGGCAAACGCATTCTTGATGTGGGTGGTCATATTGGATGCTTTTCTTTGAAGGCATTGCGCTGCAATGCTGAAAAAGTTGTTTCATTTGAGCCAAACCAAGAAAACTACGACTTAGCCGTGTCTAACCTGGCGGGCAATGCTCCGAAAGCGGAAGTCGTTCGCGCTGCCGTTTGTCGAAGCGACAAAACAGTGGAGGTCCGGTTTGAGCCCAGTGATAATGCCATTAATTCTGGTGGCGGCTGTAGCGTTACTGGCTTTGGAGAGGTCGTTCCTTCCGTTTCTCTTGATGATGCTATTGAGCGCTACAACGCGAATTGGATCAAGATTGACGCGGAAGGTGCGGAATTTCCTGCTCTGTACACTTGCACCAAGCTCGATCAAATCGAGACGATTGTTGGAGAGTTCCACAATGGCGTGGGAACGCAGGCCATGGGTGTCTTCTTCTTCGAGGAGAACACACCGGAGTTTTTAGCTGATTTCAAGGGTCGCCTCACGATGGTAAAGCTGGCTGAATTCTTGAAAGGGCAAGGGTTCAGGGTGTTGTTTGAATACACAGCAGGAGAGCAACTTGGATTATTTTGGGCATCTAGAAACTTTGATTGTCTCCTAGTTGAGCCGGCATAACTTAAGATGTTTTAAGTTGTTATTGCTATTTAGACATGACAGGGCGCCAGAAAAAAATTGCCAAAGTTATGAATGAGTTTGAAGCTGGAACTCTAAAAAGTAGTAGTGGCGAGGTGATCAAAGATCCTCGCCAGGCAATGGCAATTGCTTTGAGCGAAGCTGGTGTATCGAAAGAAGGTAAAAGCGATGAATACATCGCAGGCTATTTAGATCAAGTAATGGGGCCAGGAGAAAAGAGATGCCGTGGCTACATGAAGAAACTGGCATCAGATCGTCGTAAGAAAAAAAAGTAGATAGGGGCGATGCTGAGAGCTTCGCCCCGCCCAAAGGCGTCCAAGCAGCAGCTCGTCGCGGCCTGGAGCTAAGGAAAAAGCATGGCAAAGGAGGTCTGACTACACAGGAAGCTGGCAAGCAAGGAATTGGCAGTGGGGTTGCGCGTGCAACAAGCTTATCTAACGGACAAAAAGTGAGTGAGGAAACTCTTCGCAAGATGTCTGCATTCTTTTCTCGCCATGAAAAGAACAAGAGTGGTGGTGAAGATGATGCTGGTTACATTGCGTGGTTGTTGTGGGGTGGAGATCCTGGGAGATCCTGGGCAAATAAGACACTTAGGATGATCGAAAGTCGCAAAAAGACCAATGGATGACATCAAGGTCGTAAGAGAAGAAGATGGCATTAGCATTCTTGAGGCTTGTCAAATCCTTTCTCGTAACGCCCACAGGAATACAACGCGGTGGGAGTACGTTCATAAGCATGTATTCAGGAATGGTCGTCTTGAGGAGACTCACGAGTATGTGCTGAGCACATATGACACACCAGATGAGATGTTTGAACCAGCGAAGTTTCTCCTGTTTGAAGCTGTTGCCATGGCAAAAGCTTATGTAATGGAAGGCATTGAAGAGGCGCTTGCCGACATCCAAAGCGAGGATGACGACTAGCGTCTTGTTGTTGCATGAACAACAAAGCTGGGATAACCCATGAGCCAAAGAACGCTGAGTTTGAACAATCCGCTCATCATGCGGATTTGAGCTGCGTCAGGAGCAACAAGCCCACGCTCCATGCGTGAAATTGTTGCTTGATCGCAGAACAAAGCTTCTGCAACATCTTTTTGACTTAGTGCAGATTCTCGACGAGCTTCCTTCATTCGAGAGCCAATTAATTTGCGTACCTCAAAAAAAGTGAGATTCGGCGCAATAACCTGAAATTCTTTCATGAAACTATGCTTGTCTGCATATTATCAATTAGCTTAACTAATTAAGTGGATTACAGTAGTTGTATGAGCACCACATGTTGTCGATACGACTTCTCGCCTATTGAGAAGTTTGAAACCACGCCGGAAGGTTATCTTCGGGTGTGGGCTTCAATTGCTCGTACCGGCATCCAGCATTACACCGATGCTGATGGTTCCATTCGGAAGGAATTTCGACCGGAATCAGAAGTGGCGTCTCCCGAAAGCTTGGCCTCGTTTGCGGGCAAAGCTATCACTATGGAACATCCTCCTGCCCTTTTGGACAGCGAGAACACCAAAGATTACCAGATTGGTTTCACTGGATCTGAAATTGTTTATGACAACGGATTTGTCCGTGCAGTTATGACAGTTACTGATCAAGAAGTAATCGACAGGGTGATGCGAGGTGATGTTCGCGAAGTGAGCGCGGGGTATCGAGTCACTTACGATTCGACGCCTGGCATCACAGATAGTGGCGAACATTACGACGGAATCCAGACTGGGATTTCAGGTAATCATGTCGCTATCGTGCGTCGGGGCCGCGCTGGCCCGCAAGTGAAGCTGCACTTGGATCGCCAAGATGCTGCGGATCCATCCCTTTTCTCCACAGAGGAAAATCAAACTATGTCTGCGAAAATCGTTTTCGACGGCGCCGAGTTTGAGGTGAGTGAGAGCGTTGCTCTGGCGATCACCAAAGAACGAGAAGACGCCAAGATGTCCTACGAGGACATGAAGATGAAGTATGACCAGCTTCTCAAAGAAGCCAAAGATATGGAGTCAAAAATGACTGCCATGAAGGAAGACATGCAGAAGAAAGAAGATTCTTCTGAGGGTCGTGCTGATGCTCTTCAAGAGCAACTTGACGGCCTCAAAGTCGAACTAGAAGAAGCCAAAGAGATCAACGTTGATTCCATCGTTGCTGATCGTTTGGCTCTTATCGAAAAAGCCAAGCCTGTTCTGGATGCTGAATATGCATTCGTCGGCAAAGCTGACCGCGAAGTAATGGTTGACGCTATTAAAGCTGTTCGCGGTGATTCTGTTGAGCTGGACGAGCGTTCTGACGATTACGTCCTAGCAATGTTTGACACCATTGCTGACACGGCTGCTGCTCGCGCTGATTCCACAGAGGATCTTCGCAAAGCTGTTGCTGCTGCCGCTGCTCCGGCTTCTGCACCCTCCACTTACATGGAGCGACTTCAGAACGCATGGAAGACTCCCCTTTCTATCTCCAAGGAGGCTAAGTAATCATGGCCGTAACTTTTTCCACTAGCACTGGCGCTGCTGGTGGCGTTCAGTCTGCTTATGCAAACGAACTGACCGCTGCTCTGGAAGGCCAATTTGCTGATATTGCAGACAATAACGTTTCGACTTTTGTCAACGAAACTTCAGCCGTACTGGCTTATGGCGGCCTCGGCGTCGTAAACGGTTCAGGCAGTGTTGGCAATTCTGTCAAGACTATTGCTGCTGCTACTGACACTGTTGTTGGTGTTGTGGCTCTCACCTATGTGGATGAGAGTGCATCTGACTCCAATAGCCGTCCAGGTGTAAAAGACGACCAAGCAGTCAACGTTCTGTCAAAGGGTGTTGTTGCTGTTTTTTGTGTCGAAGCTGTTGATCTGACCAGTGAAGTTCGTGTTTATCACGATGCTGACACAGGTACTACCAGTGGTTCTTTTGCTGGTCGTTTTGCAGCAACTGCTGCTGCTAACAAGACCGCCGTTCTGAGTGGTGCCCGTTGGGTATCCAAGACATCTGCTGCTGGTATTGCCTTGCTGGAGCTGAACGGTCCTGACTTCTCCCTTACCGCTGACACTTGATAGGAGGCCCCCAATGAGCGAATTTCGTCTTGATGATGCTGGTCTCTTCCTTGATCGCCAGCTTGAATACATCCGTCCACAAATTTTTGAAGTTGAATATGCGGATATCAAATATTCAACAATCCTGCCCGTAACAAGCGAGGCTGGACCAGGAGCGCAAACGTTCACGTATCGCATCATGGATGCGACTGGTGATTTCAAGCTCATCTCTGATGCTGCTGATGATCTGCCGCGTGCTGACGTGAGCCAAACCGAGAAGAGCATCAACATCCGCTCTTTCGGTGGTTCCTTCGGTTACACCGTGCAGGAGCTGCGTGCGGCCCAAATGGCCAACGTTGCTCTTGAAAATCGTCGTGCTTCTGCTGTTCGCAGGGCATACGAAGAGAAGGTAGAAAGTGTCGCCATGTTCGGCGAATCTTCTGTTGGTCTGTCTGGTTTCTTCAACAATTCAACTGTTGACGTGATCAGCGCTAACAAGTGGTTCTCCACTTCTGGCGTAACTGCAGATGAAATGCTTTCCATCTTGAACAAAGGTGTAAGTGCAATCATCAGCGGTTCCAAAATGAAGGAACAGCCCGACACAATCCTCATTTCATACGAGGACTACAACACTATTTCAACCACTCGTAACTCCGACAGTTCGGACGTGACAGTGCTTGAGTATTTCTTGCGGACTAATCCTTACATTCGCAATGTTGAGCCTGTTAATCAGCTTGATGCTGATAACAGCTCACTCACCCGTAACCGTATGGTGGTTTACAAGCGTGACCCCCAGAAGGTTCAACTTCACATTCCTCAGCCCCTCGAACTGTTCCCGCCTCAACAGCGCGGTCTGGAGTTCGTCGTCCCGGCTCACGCTCGCGTGGGTGGAGTTGCGCTGTACTACCCCAAGAGTGTGATTTACGTTCAGGCTCCTTCCTGATCTAATCAAGGAATGGGCGGTTAAACTTTACATGCTGAATTAGACATTTAACATGTTGATTGCTTATCGCCCTGAACTTGAAAATCCGCCTCGCGAGGCTGGTTTTGGAATTATCACCGATAAGGGTTTGATTAGTCTGACTCCGGGTCTTAATCAGGAAATTCCTGAAGACCAATGGGAAATGGCAAAGTCAAACCCTACCGTTCAAGCTCTGCTTAATATTGGGGCTATCGAAGAAATGAAAGAGCGAGTGGAAGTAGAAACCATTCCTCATTCAATCGAAAGCCTTCAGCAGCTCCCACTAACTCAAGCTATGCAAGCGATTGAACTTCTTCACGATGAAGACAAGTTGAATGGCTGGAAAAAGGTTGAAGGACGTGTCAGGGTTCGTAACGCCATTGGTCGTCGCCTTGAAGCTATTAGGACAGGTAAAGCATGACGGTAACTTATTCGGGATTTCTAGAACGATTCCCTGAGTTCAGTCCCCACCCTTCGGGGATTGTAAATGGAGCAATTGAAAGCGCTTCATTCGATGTGTCTGATGACGTTTTTGGTGATCAAACAGATCGAGCCGTTCGCTGTTTAGCAGCCCACATTATTTCTATTCAGCTTGCTCAGATGGGTGTGCAGATTGGAGCTACTGAGGGCAAAGTTTACGGCAAAGGACTTGACGCCACTCTCTATGGCCAAGAGTTCAAGCGTCTTTCTGAAACAGCTTCAAACGCTTCAATGATTGGTTTTGTCATCTAATGACTAATCCCGCTAATCCATTAGCAAATGCCACTTTGGTTTTTTCAGTGGCTAGCGGTTATGCAGTTGATGCCATGACGGGTAATTTTGTTGAGTCAACAACAGATGAGACTTATTACGCAACATTGAAGCAAAGCAGGGATCCTCAATACGAGCAGCGGGTCGGGGCTGATGAGACCGCCATTTACATGAAGGGCCGGCTTGTCAGTCCACTCGCAGCATCGGGAGTGTCCGCTGGAGATACGGCAAAAGCCACTATCGAAGGCCAGGAAGGACGTTTTGAATTACTCCCCACTATCGAGATGACTGAACATTATCAACAATTTCTAGGCACTCCTATACACGGCTACTTTAGAGTAGTTGGAGCAGGAAGTGTCCTGAATCGTTGACCCAGCTCCCTTGCATTTGTTTCAATGGCAATTCAACATCCAACTCAAATTATCAAGAGTCAGGACACCATTATTAAAGTTGGTGCCTTGACCCCTCCCACTCGCCCGGCCATTACTCAAGCCAGCGCGGGTGCTTTGACAATGCCTGCCACTGGCGTCCCTTCATCAATGTTTTTCCTGGGCGGCGTCACGAACGCTTCCGTGTCTATCAATGACGGAGAGCAAGAGTATTACATTCTTGGAGGCGGTGGCTTCGCTGATAGCGTGAAAGTCACCTCCAGAGCTCAAGCTTCTGTAACTTCATATTTTCAGAAAGATTTGGATTCAGGCGGTGAAGACAATACTGCCTATGACGAGGCAATGGAAATTGTCCTGAGAGGTCGTAATGATCGCGACTTTGAACTTTACACTGAAATTTATAAGCACTTTGGTGGTACAACTTACGACGTAACTGTTTTCGTTGCAACTGTGATGAACTACAGCGAAAGTTATCCGGCTGACAACTTGGTTGAAGTTACTTTTGACCTGATGAGCCGTGGTGTTGTCGGAGCAGGTAAAGCAACCGTTACCGGCACCATTATTCCTGGGGCTGGTGGCGATCCTAACGAGTGATCGTAGATTGCTTTTTGCACGCTATAGCCCCCTTCCGGGGGCTATTTTAGTTATATGACTTTAATCGAACTGCGCGAATCTCTAGAGATCCTGCTTGGCGATCTCATTGGCACCTACAAGCTGCCGCAAGGCTCTGAAATCCCTGCGGTGTATGTAGATGGAAGTAGTGGCGTGCCAAATGATTGGCAGGTTTCAGGGTTGGAAGTTTCAATCAAGCAATATCCAGCAAGAGCATCTCGCCGATTAATGAGCATGGTTGAGATGACAGTTTCTTGGGAGGTGAGGCTTTCTCAGTACAACCCAGAAACATCATCATTAGATACAGCTATAGATCGTTTGTTGAGGCATTTTCCAGACGCAACTTTGACTGGATTTCCAGCCACTGATAGGGGATATCAATATGCACGTTTAATCATTACTGACGTTGAATTAGCCTTCCAGTACAGAAGAGCGGGGACTATTTAAATGTCAATGTTGGTTGTTGGTGCAACTCTTGTCAATGCCAAGCAACTAGAAATGCAACTAGCGGCTGCTTTTGCTGAATGGGTTGACAAGGAAGTCAATGATGACTTTATGAGCGAACAATTTCAAACTGACAAGTGGGATTATTCAGCGCGAACTGTAAGAAAAAACGGGCAGCGAGTCGGACCTGGTCGTCGCGACATTTATGATTTAGGCAATCTCTACCGCAGTGGCCAAAGAAGCTTTCGGATTAACAAAGGGTCTACTGAAATAATTGCTTCTTGGCATTGGAACGCAACAAACTCAAGTGGAGATGAATACGCCTGGTATGTTCACGAGGGCAAGGGGCCTTATTCCATTGAGCCACGTCCCTGGACGGACGAAGTAGCAGTGCCATCCCTTTTCTCTAGAAGCCCCTTAAAGAAGGCGCTAGAAGCAAATATCACGCTTAAGATGAGCCGATGAAAAGCTTTGACTATTTGGTCAGCAACGACAGTCGCGTTCATGCGATCAATTGCAAATCATCAGGCAGCACTTTGAGTGTTGGGATTTTTTGTTCTATTGCTATGGACAAAAACAGTTGTAGAATTTCTGACGAAAACGATTCTTTTACGGTTGAGCTCTCTGACGAACTTTTCTCCAAAAGCAATCGAGTTAAGGCTTTTAACGTTAATCTGGCAATCCTGAAACATGAGCAAGTACAGCTTCCTTCTTCAATCTGAAGAGCCTGAATATTTTGAGCTATTGCCAACGCTTCGGTTGAAGAAACATGGTGGCTGGTTGGTGGCGGAATCTATCGAGCAGGAAGAGATTTCTCGCAATCAAAGCCAAGCAACTGTGCGAGCTGTGCAGCTCGCAAAACGCATCGCAAAGGATAAGGACATTTCCCTTGAAGAGGCTTTCAATGCGCTTCAGGGCGCTGGTGGCTTGTCCGAAATGGACCTTCTTAGTGATTACACAGAAGATGCTTTGAGCATGCTCACAGGAGGCAACTCGGCTGAAGCTGGAAACGCAAAGCTGGTAACTACTTTTATCCGCACTCGTGGCGAAGGTCTAATTGAAGGCGAATGGAAAGCAATTGAAGACTGGTCTTTGGAAGATACCAAAGGCATGGGGCGTCAACTTGTCGCGAAAGTCTTAGAGTTTGTCATGGAGGAGCAACAAGCTGAGTCTGGAGAGGCTGAGCAAAAAAAAGGCCGGAGCCGGAAGAAGATCCCGGCCCTAGAGGGCTAGAAAAAAGAGCTCAACGTGTCTTAAAGAATGCCACAAACTGGAATGATCTTTATTTCAGGATCAGCTCGTCTGATTTAAGCGATCCAAGATGGAATCAAGAAAACTTTGGCAAGCAGCGGACTGCTGATGTTGTTGCTGCTATTAAATACCTTGAACTGCATGACATAAACAAGGCCAATGTTCAAAGCATAAGCACTGCAAAGCTTGGGTGTGTTGTTGTTCAAGGGTTGGCCGGTAAAAAGGCAAATGTTACTGCTGATGATTTCTTGCCTTATGACACACGCAAGATCAAGAAAGACACTGGTGTTTCTGATGAAAGTATGCGGGTGCTGAAGCAATTAATGAGGACGAGAAAGCTTGATCCGCGATTGTTTAGCACTCTTGCTAATGAAATAAAAATGGCATCAATGCGAGGCGACGAATAGCGCTAAACTATTTAGTGAATATTTAGTCTCGTAATAAAGGATGGCGGCTGAGCTTAGGCTAAATGTTGCGCTTGATCTGCAGTATTTCAAGCGCCAACTTCCAAAACTCAGCCGAGCTGCTGCTGGCTTTCAACTGCCTATTCAGGTCAAGTTTGATGCTAGAAATGTAAGAAAAGAGTTAAACAAGCTCACTGGGCGCAGAGAATTCAGAATTAATATCAATGACACGGCAGTCAAGGAGGCATTAGAAAATACCAGGAAACTTCAACAATCTCTTAAAGAATTAGAGAGGACATCAAAAAGAAGCACTGCTGCATCCCCGGTTGGGACAAGGCGGCTTTCTAGAACGACAAGTCAAGGCGGTTTTAGTGCGGCTGAAATTAAAGCTCTTTACCAGCAGGCGGCAACAGACGGACTGGCTGGATTTAAGGCGGGTGTAAGAGTAAACCGCAAGGATGCAGAACTGCAACTTGGTCAATTAGCGGCCGATGCTGTCAAAGGCTTGGTTGCAGGTTTAAAGAAGGGACAAGGCAAGGTTGGCGCGGCTTCTGAAGGTCTTGCGAATGAACTTGTCGATTCAATGGAGGATCGTCTCCAGATAAGTTCTCCGTCTAGGCGGTTGATGGAAGTTGGCCGTCAGGCCGCGAAAGGTTTTGAAATTGGCATGAGCAAGGGCCTGAAAAGGGCTCAAACTGCAGCGCTAAGTCAATTGCAGGCAATGCTGATTGCTATGCAAGCAGAGGTGAGAAGCTTTGGAGGTGGCAGTGCTCAAATAACAGCAATGTCAAGAGGAGCTGCGGCTGCGCCTGCAGGCATGATGACTAGCGCAACTGGTCGTCCTCGTTTTAGATCATCAAGGGTTGGAGATCTCAATCAAGTTGCTGGTGCCTTTGGCCGCGTTGGTTCTGTAGGTGGAGGCCCTGGCAGAGGATCTTTCAGGTTTGCGCCTCGTCAATTAACAGGTGCTGCATCACCTTTATCGCTGCCAAGCGGAGAGATGCGTGCTTCTGCGCGTTCTGCAATGTTGCAGAGTCGAATAGCTGCCGCACAAGCCCGAGGAGGCTCCACCGGATCACACTTCCATTCTGCATCGCGTGGAGGAGGGCGGATGCAATCCGCTCTTCCTCCTGCAGCAAGTCCTCAAAGGACTGGTGGCTCAGGGCCTCGCCTTCGTGGCGTTGCCATGCCAGGGCAGATACCCAACTTGCCAGGATCTTCGGCTGTCAGAGGATTAGCCAGTGAATTCAGCAATGCAACAAAACAAGTGTTGCTGTTTGGCACTGCTTATAAGGGACTCGCGTTCTTTATGGACTTCCCTTCACAAGTAGGGGCTGCAGTTGGTGCGCTGCAAAGTTTCAACAATACGTTGGCAGCAATATCGCCATCGGCTGAAGAGGCAGCCCAGTCAAACGCCTTTATTTTGGGCATTGTTGATAAATACAACGTACCGCTTCAAAGTGCTCGTGATGGCTTCACGAAACTCTACGCCTCAATGTCTCCGGCTGGATTTGAGGGAGATGAAATCAAAGAACTTTTCTTGGGAGTTAGCCAAGCGGCGGCAACGTTTGGCATGAGCTCTGACAAGGTTGATCGCATGAATTATGCGTTCGCCCAAATGGCATCTAAGGGCCAAATTATGTCAGAAGAGCTCAAAGGGCAACTCGGAGACGTGCTTCCTGGGGCCATGGGCATCTTCGCGGAGGCCGCAGGACTCGAAGGCCCCGATGCGATTCAGAAGTTTACAAAAGCCTTGGAAGACGGCGCCTTCCAAGGCGAAAACATGACAGGGTTGCTGAAGAATGTTGGTCAAGTATTGCAAGATGAATTCGGCCCTGGAGCAGAGGGTGCTGCTCGAACGTTCCAAGGTTTAATGAATCGACTGCAAACGTCATTGACGCTTCTTTACGAGGCATTTGAGCCGCTTGCTGTTCAGTTCTTAAATACTTTTGTTGTGCCTCTGTCTGAGGGAATCAAAACAGTAACTGATGGATTCAAGGCATTTTTCTCTGGCACCGCTGCGGAAACTGCAAAGGGTCAAGCATTCGCGAATCAGTTGAATGAAATGCGAGGAGCTTTTGCTGGCATTAGAGCAAATGTCATCACTGTGATTGAGACATTAAAACAATTTGGTGTGGTGTTATTGCCCATCTTGAAAATAATATTACAGATTGCAGGCAGTCCTTTTGTCGGTTTCTTGGCGCGAATGTATTTAATTATGCTGCCGCTGGTAAAGACGTTTGCTTTACTTAAAGGCGCATTTGTTGCATTTAACACAGTATTGTTCTTAAGCACTGGAAAGCTTTCGGCCTTCCGTGCATTAATGGTAACGACAGGCAAGTCAGCAGCCATCACTTCTCTTTCTGTTCGACGTTTTGGTCTAGCGCTGAAGTCAGTCTTTGCGTCCACAGGTATTGGTGTAATTCTTCTTGGCATAGGAATGTTGATTGAGAAAATCGTCACCCTTAAGGGCAAAATGGACGACGTAAAGCGTTCGGCGCAAGAGGCCGCTGCGTCTATCGCGTTTATGAGCAGGGCTGATGCTACAAAACAAAGAAATCAAGCAGAAGCTGATTTGATAACACTGCGCGGCATGAATGAGCGAAGAGGACCAACCTCAAACAGCATGGTGCAGGCAACTGACGCAGAAAAGGAAGCTCTCGCAAGAGCTGGTGTCACTCCTACTAGCTTCAAAAACAGAAAAGAAGGTGGTGCAATACAAGAAGGCACCACGGTGTCTGGCATTGGCAAAGCTCTTGAGCAAACCCGGAGTCGAATTACTGCGTCCAGAGATCGGGTCATTCAACTTGACCAAGAAAAGGCTGAAAGCGAGCTTGAGCTTAAGCGAGTCATGGAAGAAATAAAGCTTGACGGCTCTGGCGATGGCTCTGGGGATG